TATACACACCCAGCTGCGGGTTGCGGTCGGGATAGAGCGACAGGAACTGCTCGAAGTCGATGACCTGCCCCTTCGTGTTGTCTATCACCTTCACGCCCTTCATCTTCAGCCGGAAGGGTCGCGCCTTGATGATGGTGTCCTCCTTTGGGTCGTTGCCGTTGGTGCCTGCCGGGGTGGTGATGTCTGCCGAGTTGTCGAACACCACCACGGGCCACTGGCAACCCTGCTTCCTGATTGACAGGATGCAGGCCTCCGTGAGTTCGGGCGTGTTGAAGTGGATGATGGCTATTGTCTGTTTCATACGCTATTCGCATGTTTTAATATTTGGGGTTTACTGCGTGGCGCACACGGCGTTCACGCTCTTTTCTCGCTCTTTGCACTTCGCGCTCCAGAGCGTCGATTTCCTCTTTGGTTGGGTTGGGTGTCATATTCTTGTCTGTTTGGAAAACTTGGTCTATCTTCTCGGCAAAGAATGACTATATTCTTTTCGGAGAATAACTATGTTCTTGTCGGAGAACAACTATATTCTTGCCAGAGAATCCCTATATTCTTGTCAGGGAATCCCTATATTCTTGTCAGAGAAACCCTACTAACTTTCCTCGCCCTCTTTTGGCGGTTCGCCTACGGTGTAGTTGCCGGGCTTCAGCTGGGTGCTCGCGTCGCTCTTGGCGATGAGTGCCTTCAGCGTCATCAGGTTGGCACTTGCCATCGGCTCGTCGCCGTTCTCCACGGCAGGCATGTCGAAGTCGCGGCGTGCCTCGTTCACGGTGCAGAGTCCCGACTGCATCTTCAGTTGTGCCACCTTCGCGCGGCGTTCGGGGTCCATCACCATCAGCGGGTCTTCGCAGATGTGGATGTCGCGGGTGCCGTAGTCCTTGAAGCCGATGAGCTTTCGCGCAATCTCCTTTTCGTTGCGGTTCTTCAGCGGCAGGATGGTACGGGTGTGAAACTCCATCGTCGCGTTCTGGTAGTCGTTGTAGTGGCTGTTGGTGTCGAGCATCAGCAGCGGACGCGGTACGCCCCAATAGCGGGCCACGTCGTCGTAGGTGATGCCCAGTTGCTCCAGCATCTGCATGTCCTGTGCGGTCATGCTCAGGTTCTGGAACGACTCAAGGCCGTGCATCGACACGATGTCATGACCCGAGTAGAACTTCTTCTGCATCTCCTGAGCGGTCTTCTGTACCTCGCTCTGATTCAGCAGTCCGTAGGCGAGTGTGCCCACGCCCTGCTGCGGTTGCTTCTCGCTGATGATACCCTTGATGCGACCGCCCTTTGCCGCCGTATCGAGAGCCTGCGAGCGCAGGGTGCGGTTGAGCGTCAGAGCCTCGAAAGCATAGAGCAATGTCGATTTGCCCCATCCGTTCGGGTAGCGGAAGTTGTTCGGAAAATGCAGCACGTCGCTGGTGGGCACGTTCACCTCTGTCTTGTAGCCGCGATCCGTGAGATATACGATGCTGGCATAGGTGGCGGTGTTGATGTTGTAACCGCAACTCTTCACGAGCCACAGGTGCAACGGGAAACCGAACTCGTCGCGCTCGATATACACGAAGCCGTTGCCCGTCAGTGTGCGGTTCAGTTCTACGAGGTTCCACAGGTCGGGAGCCGACATGATGGGGTTCGCTTCCTCCTGCAACAGATAGTTGATGCGCTTACCCAGTCCGCGCATGTCCTGTACGAAGTTGTCGCGCTCAAAGTCCTTCTTGCGGTACTGTACCGGCATCACGCTCATCGTGTCGCCACGCAGCGTCACGGCACGATAGACCGCCGACACGGAGCAAGCCGCCTCTGGGGTTCGCGTCGCCACGATGCGCTCCATGTAGTCGCCGCCCTCCACCGGCTGATTGCTCGGGTGGTTCGGGTCGGTCGTCACGGGAACACCTGGCACACTCGCGTCGCGCTGCCGGATAGGTATCATTCCCGTCGGTGCAAATAGATTAAAAATTCCCATATCTTTTTCGTTATTTTACTTTTCGTCGTTTTTCTCCCATCACACCACTTCCGTTGCCGTGATCTGAACAGTGTTATCCTGCTGGTCGGCATGAAGGCTTTGTATCTGATAGGTCACGCCATCGTACAGCAGCCGCGAGTCGCGCGTGACGATAGCGTTGTAGCGCATTCGCACCATGATGGTGTCGTAGGCATCCAGCGCACCTTCTCGCAGTGCCTTCACACCCTTCGACCAGGTGACATCTGCCCACACGCACGACTTCACCTCGTATTGCGTGGTTTCTCCGAACTCGCCCTGCGTGGGCAGCACCTTGTTCAGAATCATGATGCGATGCTTGAGCATTCCAGTTGAATATGCCATGTCGTCGTCGTTTATTGTTCAGCGTTTTCCGTGCTCGGGTTTACCAGTGCTTGCACTTCAGCGGACAAGGCGTCGGTCTGCTCCTTCATTGCCTTCAGGATGATGGGCGACGGGTTAGAGAACTGGGCAAAGCGGGCGTAGGCTTCACCGATACGCTTGCTCACGTCGTCGGCACCGTCTGGTTTGAAGAATACTAACAACGTCGTCTGCTCGGCGAGCTGCGCGAGGATGGCGTTGCGCTGGTCGTTGGAGAATGTGCCTGCAAGCCGCATGTAAGGCTTCAGCAACAGGTCGAAACTGTACGGCACAATGGAGAGGTTCATCGTGTCGGCAGGTGAACGGTGCTGATAGCTCATATCTACCAACATCAGCGTTGCCTGACGGATGGGCTCTGGAACTGGCTGGTCGGCGGTGCCGAAAGTTCCTACGATGTCTTCATAGTCTCGGTCGAGCAGCTTCATGATGGTCTTCTCGGCTGCGGCTCCGTAGAGCTCCAGCACGCCATCCTCGCCGTCGCAGCAAATGCGCGAATGCTCCTTGATGTACTGTAGGGTGGTCCATATCATCGGCCACCTCCTTCAGCACCTGCGCTGCCGTTTGTTGTTACTTGTTTCATTGCTGTCTTTGTTGTTGCTTCTGCTATTCCGGCGAATTATTGCTGTGGGTTTACTTTCAAAAATGTTTGAAAATTCTTGCAAGTTTTGCAAAAAGTTGCTACCTTTGCACCAGAAGGATAGGCGGACTGATCCCCCGCTGACAAGGGCAAGTGTAACACCCTTCCTTCATTTTCAAGTGTTACACGTTATTTAAGTTACACAAACAATATGGAACAACCCAGATTTTCGGTTGTCGCCAACGGCGTCACAACCTACTACTCCAACCAGGAGCAGATTGTCGAGAACCTCGACCGCGTGTCACGGCAAATCAAACTCGGCCAAATGAACGCTCAGGAAATCCACCTCGACTACAAGTCGATGTCCTTCTTTGAGTTCTTCGAGAGCCGCACTGCCGACCGCGTCATGAAACACACCACGCGCCTGCGCTTCGTCTCAACACTGAACCTACTCCGCAACGAGGCTCCCTACCTCGAGCATTTCGAAGACCTCACCCCGGAGAAGCTCTGTCGCTTCGATGAGTACCTTCGCCGCCGCAAGGCCCACGGCTCGCACCTGATGGCCGACACCTCTATCGCAAAGATTCACAACACCATCAAGACCATCATCCGCGAGGCCATCGTGCGGAAGATCATCGCAGCCAATCCGTATGAGTGCCTGCACATCGTCAAAGGTCGCTGCAAGGAGCGCGTCTTCCTCACCCGTGAAGAGCTCGACCGCTTCATCGCCTACCAGCCGGAGAGCCAGGAACGTCAAGAGGTGAAGGACTGCTTCCTTGTGAGCTGCTACACCGGCCTCGCCTACGTTGATCTGTTTAATGTCGACTTCACGAAGCGTCGTCAGGTGCAAGGGCACTGGCTCGTCTACAACCATCGCCAGAAGACTAACGAGCGCAACACCATCGTCCTGCTGCCGATCGTGCTCGACATCCTGCGAAAGTACGACTTCAAGTTGCCGCATCGCAGCAACGTAGGCTACAACCGCCAGCTCGCCCTGCTCTGCAAGGAAATGGAACTCGGCAAGAAGCTCACCACACACTGCGCCCGCCACACCTTCGCCACCACCGTCTGTCTCGGCTCCGGCATCCCGATTCAAGTTGTGCAGCGCATGCTCGGTCACAGCAACATCCACACCACAGAGATTTATACCCACATGACGGAGACAGACCTGATAGGTGGCTACGACATGATTAAGTGACAAAACCAAAAGGGGCCGCCTCCATCACGGAAGCAGCCCCTTTTTTCGTGCTGTAGCCTATTATTAGTTACTCTGA